GTGATGACCATACAGTTTATGTAGAACAAAAAAGTACTGGTGCCCATAATGCAACAATCAGTTTGACAAATGGCACTAATCCATATTCCCTTTCACTTTCACAAAATTCTACGACAGCTCAAAATTATTCAATGTCAGGTACTTGCTACACTAGTGGGGGGTGTTCAGTTTCAGTAACACAGGATTAATATGAAAAAGTGGATTATATCATTATTTGTGATTTCAGTATTGTGTGGATTGCGTTTTGCAGACCCTTGGTTTCTGGACATGGTGCGTCTCAAGGCAATGGACCAACACCAACGAAATCAGGAGTCGCTGACTCTCTCTAACCTTGCTACGGTAGAGATCAATAATCAAACAATCAGAAAACTAGGTCAGTGGCCGTGGGATCGAAACAGGGTTGCTAACCAGATTATAAAACTCTATCAGGCTGGTGCCTCGATAGTGGTTGTCCCTATTCTATTTGCTGACCCAGATAGATTTGGAAAAGACGCAGCCCTCGCAAGAATTCTCAAAAAGACTCCTACAGTCATAGGACAGATACCCAGTAACGACAAGAGTAATTCTGGAGTAGTCCGTGGTGTTGCATCTGTCGGTTCAGATTGGAAACCTTGGGTATACAGATACCCCGGCGTGGTTGGTCCTATTCCAGAAATAGCAAAGAGTGCCAATGCGGTTGGTATGATGGTAATCGCACCAGAGAAAGATGGTGTGGTTCGACGTATGCCTCTGGTGGTTGCATCAGGTGGAAAACTGTACCCATCTATCAGTATGGAAATTCTACGCATAGCCGCAGGGGATATATCATTTCAGATGAAGACAGGTATCGCTGGTGTAGAGAAATTACGCATACCAAAATACAAAATGATCGACACAGATGCTAACGGTAATATCTGGTTGGACTTCAAATGGAAGACACCTGTGTATGCGTTGCATGAAAAATTACCAGACCTAACAGGTAAAATTGTTATACTGAGTATGACTGCCTCTGGTCTTGGAAGCCCTGTGGCAACCCCTGTAGGGGTCATACAGTCCCATGATCTTATTGCTGCATCACTTGCTACTATGATGACAGGACGAAATATAACCCGTCCATTCTGGACTGATCTTGCTGAACTTGTAGCCAGTGGAGTGGGTGCATTGATCCTAGCATCAGTCGTTCTTACACTCGCATGGTATTTTGGTGCAGTGTTACTGCCAGTTTTCCTCGTCGGTTCGTTCTATGGATCATCCTATCTGTTCACAGAATACAGTTATCTTGTCGATTGGTCCTATCCCGTCCTCACTATGTTTGTGGTCTGGGCAGTTGCTGCGTTCCTACGGTTCATGGAAGAATACAAACAGAAGATGGAAATCAAGAAACAGTTCGCAGGGTATGCCTCACCTACTGTGGTTCGGTTGCTACAGGAAAACCCCTCACTTATTAAAGATGGTATGAAGAAGGAAATCAGCATTTGTTTCTCTGACCTTCGTGGGTTCACACCATTAGGTGAGAGTTTTGGTGATGATGTCAAGGGTCTTACTGAAATCATGAATGGATATATGGATGCAATCACACAGCCTATTTTAGATTCAAATGGTATGGTCATCAAGTATATCGGTGATGCGTCTATGCATATTCATAACGCACCCATAGATGATCCAGACCACCCAAGGAGCGCAGTTAAAACTGGACTACAGATGTTAGATGCAGTAGTGAAGTTTAATGATAAGATCGTTGCTGAAGGTAAACCACCTATAGGAATGGGTGCGGGTATCAACACCGGCCTTGGTTACCTTGGAGAGATGGGTTCTACCATGCGGCACTCCTACGATGTGCTAGGAGATTCTGTTTCAACTGCTGCTCGTATTGAGAGCAAGTGTAAGGAGTATGGTTGTCTGTTGTTGGTTGGTGAAGCCACATATGACCTGACCAAGAATGACTTCTTCTACTTGAAGGTTGACGAACTAGCAGTTAAGGGTAAGACCATAGGCATCCGAATCTATACCGTTCTCAGTGATATGGATTGGATGATGAAGAATACTGATTGGGGTATAGCAGAGAGCCAACATGAGAAGATGCACGAATATTATCGTAATCAACAATTTGATAACGCTATTAGATTATGTAATGATTTGATGAATGAATTTGACGGTAAGATGAAAAACTATTATAATATGTGGATTGAGCGTTGTGAGTTTATGAAGACACAACCACTTGAAAAGGATTGGAACGGCGTATTCATCGCCACCACAAAATAGGAGAGGACTATGAGTAAGAATTATTTTTCACTGAAGACGGGTCATAAGGCCTCAGATGAATTCTTCAAACAATCACCAATCTATTGCGACAGTGATTTGATCAAACACAGTGCGGTTTGGTTCATTATTGGAATCTGTACCGGATTGCTCGCATATTATATTATTTAAAAATATCACAGAAACAACTTGACAATGCCTTTACATTGTGTTATGATCTACTTGTAGATTGGTTTTAAAGAGAGTTATAAATATGAATATGGATGTATACCTTCACACATTTCTTGCAATGGGTGCTATCGGAGCTGCTTATTACGCAGGGAATTATTTTGCAAAACCAGCGGTTGAGGATATCGTTGGGTCTATGCTTGACGCCCTAGAGAAAGAGGGTTTCGTTGAAACTTCTCTAGATAAGGATGGCGACAAAGAATTGGTTCCTATTTCAGAATTGATCGCAAATGCGGTTAAAGAATCTAAAAAAACAACTTGACAAATCCTAAAAATTAGTTTATAGTTATATAATGAGCGGTATGCATTTATTGCCTGTGTATTATTCGACTACGAATACTCGCAAGCGCAAACAGAAAAAGAAGTCGGCCTCTGTCCTAGAGGCAGAGCGTCAACACGCTAAGTTTCTCAAGAAGATGGGCATTAGCTCTCGTAGCTCAGCTGGAACAGAGCAACGGTCTTCTAAACCGTGGGTCACAGGTTCGAGTCCTGTCGAGAGCACCAACAAACGGAGTTTGGCGCAGTCTGGTAGCGCACCTGCTTTGGGAGCAGGGGGTCAGAAGTTCGAATCTTCTAACTCCGACCAATTTTATAATCCAACGATGGCTAAACCAGAACCAAATGTATATAGTGGTGAGCGTAAACTTATCGGTATTGCCACGATGCATAAATCTAACAGTGTCCCTATTTTTGAGGACAATAAAGAACTTGCAACAGAGATTGCAAGGATGAGGAGATAACATGAGAATCGAAGTACGAAATAATAATGTTGACAAGGCGATGAGGATTCTAAAGAAGAAACTCACCGAAGATGGGTTCTTTAATGAACTACGAGAACGAGAGCACTATACGAGTAAGGGTGAGAAACGGCGACATGAACGTGCTGCCTCTAAACGTAGGCAGAAACGTAATCTCGAAAAACGGATGGAAGAACAAGGATACTAATCCAATGCCACGCAAGAAGAAGATAACTGCTACTACAGACAACAGTGAGTGGGAAGCGCCTAAGAAACGCAAACCTCGTAAACCTATGACTGATGAGCAGAAAGTCGCTGCATCAGAACGTCTTGTAAAAGCAAGGGAAGCAAAATTAGAAAAGAACCCGGATTATGGCCAGACTAACATTCATGCAAGTCTACGGAAGCTTCCTGATGATCACCAATTAAGTCCTGCTAAAGTTAAGCAATGGATCAAAGTACAGAAGGACTATGCGAAGTCTGAACGTGCGGGTGTTCGTCAAAAGATTAAGGGTGCAGAAGCAAGACTTGCTGACCATGAAGCGTATGTTCGTAATATGCAAGCATACCTTCGCACAGGGACATGGGTTGATATGTTCTATGGTGAACAACAACAAGGTAAGATTCGCAACAGATGTGTTGCAATGGCGTACTACTGGTATGGCCCACGCAAGGGTCAACCTAAAAGAAATGTAGGAACTTTTTACCCTGATATGGGGTGTACCTATACACAAGAAATGCTTGAAGAGGATAATGGATATGAGCGACCAAGAGACGACACCACCGGAGAACGTGATAAAGGGCCCGTGGTCCGCAAAAAGCGGAAGAGAAGTAAAGCTTCCTGATAAGGATGTTCTTGCACACCACCAAGATATTCAGTTCGCTGAAGAACTTACTCAGAGTTTGATGGTTCAGATGATTCATACGATGAGTGAGAATGGTATTGCTGTTGGTGAGAAAGATTTCATTCGTGATATGGCCATGCTGATTGAGTTGGTTAAAGGTTCTATTTACAGGGATATGGAGATGGTTCATCCAACACACAAATTCATAGAGGAATTTGTTGATATTATGGAATCTGGTGATACATATGAAACAGAGGTTGATTTTGATACCATTACTGAACTTGCAAATTTGATAGAGGATGAAGATGATGACCCAGAAATTTCATGAACCATTTAGTCCAGCAATCCTAGAGACAACAGTGACAAAACGATTTGTAAAAATTGTTAACGATGTGTCTGATGATGTTCTATCTAGTGAAGAGAAAAGTAAGAAGTGGGATTGGTCAGGCAAACTTGTTGGTAAGGTGAGTAAAGAAGTTCTGATTCCTCTTACTAGTGAAGAAGACAAACAATATCTTCTCAAAACTGTGAAACAGGGTTGTCTTGATTATCTGAATTATATGATTAAGAAGGGGAGAAATAATCCTTGGACTCGAATGAACACTGGAAATTGGAATAAAGAACCTACATTGGATAATATCCATCTAGATCATAGTTGGGTAGTTAGTCAGTATGCTGGTGAATTTAATCCTTTTCATCATCACAATGGAGATTTTTCTGGTGGTATATATCTCAAGGTGCCGGAAGGTATGAATGATGAATGGGACGAAGATTTCCAAGACCACTATCCTGCAAAGGGCTTGATCGAATATGCATATGGTGAAACACAGTCTTTTAGATGTGACAATTTAAAATTCAAACCAGAGGTTGGTAAGTTTCTAGTATTCCCCTCTTGGTTGAAACATCTTGTGTATCCATTTTCAGTAGATGGTGAACGGCGCATGATGAGTTTCAATGCGTCAGTTGTTGGTCAAGGTGAACCGCCGACAAAGAGTTATAAATAGAACGAAAGAATAATTATGATATTAGTTGATATGAACCAGATTTCAGTTGCATCCGTAATGATGCATCTGCACATGACAAAGCAGACCGCACCTGATGAGGATATGGTTCGCCATATGATCCTCAATTCCCTACGCATGTATCGCATGAGGTTCTGCGATGAGTATGGTGAGCTGGTTCTCTGCTATGACTCCAAACACTACTGGCGTCGGGACTATTACCCTGAGTATAAGCACAGTCGCAAGAAGGGCAGAGAGTCCTCTACTAACGATTGGGATGCTATCTTCGAGGTGTTGAATGCAATCAAAGCAGAAATTAAAGAGTTCTTCCCATACAAATTTCTAGAGGTCTACGGCGCAGAGGCAGATGATATTATTGCTGTGCTTGTTGGTGAATTAGAGTTTGACAACGGTAAGACGTTGATCCTGTCAGGAGACAAGGATTTCATTCAGCTGCAGAAGTTCCGTAATGTAACACAGTATAGTCCAATCACCAAGAAATTTGTGAACGGTGTTGACCCAGAAATATATCTGAGTGAGCATGTTCTAAAGGGTGACAGCAGTGACGGAGTTCCTAACGTGTTGTCGCCGGACAATACCTTTGTGGATGGTATCCGTCAGAAACCCCTAAGTAGAAAGAAGATTCAGGCTATGGTTGATGGGGATTTCCCCAACGATGAAGTCAAACGTAACTACCAGAGGAACAAGAAGTTGATTGATTTGGGAGAATCACCACCTGAGTTATTTTTTGAGATATTGAAAGCGTACCAAGAGGCACCAGCTGGTGACCGAAGCAAACTACTAAATTATTTTACACAGAAGAGGTTGCGTAACCTCGTTGAATCGATAGGAGAATTCTAATGACTGAAGTAGTTCAGTCTGTGGAAGGTATACC